AAATGATAAAGAGTACAAGGTAGATGATTTAACACAAGAGCAGATTGCTATGGTTAATCACGTATCTGACCTTGATAGAAAACTATCATCAGCACAATTCAACATTGACCAGCTTAATGTAGGTAGAGGTGCGTTTATGAATATGCTAACTGAGTCTTTAAAGGCTGAAGAAGCTGAAGTAGAAGAAACATAAAACATAAGAGGGTGAAATGCCCTCAACAAATTAAATAAACTTGAAGGAATATGAATGGAACTATCAGACGTAATACTAGCACTTGTAGGTATCATTTCTACAGGTACAATCTTTGTCATTAAGAACATTATGCTAGATGTTAAAGAACTTGAGCATAATATGACTCATTGTCAGACATCACTCCCTAAAGAGTATGTGTTGAAAGATGACCATAACCGTGAGTTGCGTGAGATTAAGAAGATGCTTGGTAACATCTATGACATTCTAAGAGAGACTGAGAAGAAATGATATACGAGATTGTGCTAATGGCTACTTGTGATTGGCAACCGTATTTATATTGCTGTTAGGGGGAGAAGATGGCAAGAACAAATCAAACAGTACGAGACTCTAAAGGCAGATATGTGAAGCTGACTATCCTTAATAAGATTAAATACCTGTGTAATATGTTTATGACACGCATTGAGAAGTGGGTGAAGTCTTGTGATTAGTTTACTGACTAATATGCTACCTATCTTAGGTGGTTTCTTGATGAAGGTATTTGCTATGAACCTTCAAGCAAAGAATGAACAACACACTCAGATGTTAGATGCCTTCGCAGCACGCTCTCAGACTATCGAGAATGCCCGTATTGAGGCGAATAAAGAGTCACCTTGGTCAGCACTAAACAGAAGAGTAATTATCTTTGTAATCCTTGGTTTAGTTATATTCACTCAAGTAGCACCTGTGTTCTTAGATGTACCAACTGTAATACCAACTGTGATTGAAGGATTCAGTTTACTTGGTTTTGAGATAACTCCCGATAAGGTAGAGTATATAACAGTAACAGGAATGCTTAAACTGACTGAAGTGTTTGAGTGGGCTACATTAATTGTAGAGATGTATTTTGGTGCGTCTATCGCTAAGAGTAGATGAACTATACTACTGACATAAACGAGTTTAAGCGTAATGTAACACTTGTGAACAAGTTAAGTAAGAAGTGTTCAGAAAGTCCAAGAACTGAACAGTTTAAAGGCTTATAGAGGTTATGATGTTAAGTAACAAATTAACATAGGTTAAGTAAATGAAAGTAAATAAATGTATTTTAGTATTCCTTGGTGGTGTAACTATTAGTTTAGCTTCTTACGCCTTCTTTAACCAAATGATGCAAATGCCACAACAGATGATGGGTAGTATGATGATGATGAATCAAGAGAAACCTTGCGATTGTCGCTGCCCTCAATCTAAATAATTATAAATAGGAGAATAATATGTTAACTTATAAAGTACCAGCTAAGAAAGCACCAGCTAAAAAGAAAGCACCAGCTAAACAAAGCAAGAAGAAATCATCTAAGTAGTTGATTTAACTGAATAAATTGTATTATAATGCAACCAAACGGAGAACCTTATGACCTTTAGAGAACTTATTAATGAAGTCCTAATCAGGTTGAGAGAGGATACCATTGCTACCGACTGGTCGGGGAATATCAATGATAGTACAACGATAACAGATTATCAAAAGGTTATCGGCTCACTGATTAACGACTCAAAGAGAAACATTGAATCATATCACGACTGGCTTGTGCTACGTGAAACTGTAGATGTAACTACTGTATCTGGCACTAGGAACTATAACCTCTCCTCTGGTCAAGAGATTAAGGTAGTTGATGTTGTTAATCAGACACAGGGTAATCATCTAGTACAGGTATCAAGACAGTATATCAATTCAACTAAGTACCCTTCCTCAAATTCTGGAGAACCTTTGTATTATGCTTTTAATGGTTCTGATTCATCTAACAATCTTAAAGTTGATTTAGAGCCTATACCTGATTCAGCACAGACAATCTCATTTGATATTGTTAAATATCAAGATGAGTTAAAGACAGCTACTACTGTATTAAAGATTCCAGAGAAGCCAGTTATCTTAGGTGCTTGGGCTAGAGCAATATCTGAACGTGGTGAAGATGGAGGCTCTCAAACAAGTGTAGTCGCACAAGAAACTTCAGAGTCTCTTAATCAAGCTATTATGTTGGATAGTGGTAATGTTCAGTATGAAAGTGAGTGGTACATAAACTGATGACAGCTCCTATACAACCTTTAGTATTAGACTCTATCGGGATATACGGTCTTAATAGACAGGCATCCCCATCATCTCTTGACCATCAATGGTTGACTGCTGCTACTAACATTATGCTTGATGATAGAGGTCGTATAACCTCTCGTAAGGGTATTAAACAGATAACTGATACTATCGGTACTTCGTCATCTAATTCTTATATTGTTAAGTCATTAGGTGAATATAGAAATGCTACAGGTAGTTCAACTATCTTTGCAGGTTCTAACGATAAGATATATAAACTAAATACATCTAACACACCGTACACATTAGATGCTCAAACATTCACAGGAACACCTCAAACATTAACTGATGGTAACTGGGAGTTCTGTAACTTCAATGATAAGTTCTATGCGGTACAAGCAAGTCATAAACCTATTTACTATGATGGCACTAACTGGATGGATTTAGAAGATGTCTCTGGTTTCTCAGCACCCTCTGGTGTAACCACATTTAATCCTAGTAGTTGTGTAGGAGGCTTTGGTAGATTATGGGTTGCTGGTGTTGCTGAGGCTAATGATGTTGTTTATTACTCTGATACTTTAATTGGTCATAAGTTCCAAACTGGTGCTGCTGGTTATGTAGATATGAAGACTGTATGGGGTGGTGATGAAGTTGTTGCCTTAGCTAACTTTATGGGTAAGTTAGTTATCTTCGGTAAGAGGAATATAGCTATCTACAATAATCCTGAAGACCCTAATACTATGTCATTAGATGAAGTTATAAGAGGTGTAGGTTGTGTTGCTAGAGACTCCGTACAGGCTCTTGGTGATGATGTTATATTCTTATCTAACTCTGGTGTTCGTTCTTTAAATAGAACTACTGAGAAGGACAAGATGCCTTTAACTGACCTATCTCTTAATGTTAAAGATGAGATAACTACTCATATTGTAAGTGCAGATATGGACCAAGTTAAAGGTCAGTATTGTTTATGTGGTGGTTATTATGCTTTGTCATTCCCAGATAGAAACATAACCTATGTGTTTGACTTTAAAGGTAAAGTAGGTGATGCTCCTAGAGTAACTACTTGGAACTTTGAAGCTAAGAAGACACCTAAATCATTCCTGTCAACAGCAGGTGGTGTTATGTATATGGGTGGTGGTCATTCAAATTACAAAGGTAGAGTATCAACTTATACTGATTATTATGATGTCGAGAAGAGTGATGTAACAGCAACTTATGGTACTTCAAGTGCTTGTACGACTGCTGGACATACTTGGGAGTCAACTAACTCTAAGTGTTGGGAGACTACAAACAATGCTTATCAAGCAGACTTTAAGACTGTATGGTTAGACTTCGGAGACCCTTCAAGGGCTAAGTTATTAAAGAGGTTCTTAGCGGTAATATCAGGTGGTAAGAATATGGCTGTAACTATGAACTGGTACAGGGACTACAGTGTTACTGCTGATTCAGGTAGTTTTACTTTATCACCTACTACAAGTGGCTCAAGTTATTTATGGGGTAGTTCAACATCATTATATGGTGCTGCTAAGTTTGCCCCCTCCTTCCAACCTTCAGAATACAAGATGTCACTATCTAAATCGGCTAAGGTATTAAGAATGGAAATGAAAGGTACTGTTAATGGATTTAAAGCTTCATTACAGAATATGGTTATATGGGCTAAACAAGGTAAGATTAGATAATATAGGAATATAAGATGAGTGATTATAATTTACAAGTAAGTTGGTCAGGTAAGGATGCGTTGAGTGATTCAGACCCAGATAAGGTAATATCAGGTGATGATTTTAATACTGAATTTACAGCTGTTAAGACCGCAGTAAACACTAAAGCTGAGATTAATGGTGATGCTAATGAAGCATTTAGTGCAACCACAGCTGCTGCAGGAACTAATACTACACAGGTAGCTACTACAGCTTTT